CCGATTTTTTGGGGTGCCGTTATATAAGCTCGGAGCTGGGAAACAATCCTACGCCAGTAATGAGCAAAACGGGATCGAATACGTTGTCGGAACATTACACCCAACCGTTACGCAATATGAGCAGGAACTCACCTATAAGCTGCTGTTTGATTCCGAGTTATCCCGCGGCCTGGAGATCCGCATGAACATGATGGCCGAACTGCGCGGGGATATGGCGTCTCGTGCGACCTGGTACAAGACCATGAGAGAAATCGGGTATTTTTCAGTCAACGATATCGCCGATCTGGAAGATACTCCGGCAGTGCCGGGAGGAGATACCCGGAATGCCAGCTTGAACTATGTGCCTTTGGATATGTTCCGCGAGCTGAGCGAGAAAAGAAATGGAGGCAACGTCACATGAGCCAGTATTACCAAATCAAAAACATGGATACGGACCAACCCGAAATCCACATCGATGGCCCTATCCAGATGGATAAATCCATTCTGGCGGTGCTGTTTGGGCTGCCCGAACAAACCGCCGTCGGGATCCGCAGCGATATTAAACGGATGGACGGGAAAGACATCACGGTGTGGATTAACTCGATCGGCGGAGAGTGCTATGCCGCCTCTGTTATCTATACGGCACTGCGAGAACATCGCGGAAAAGTTACGGTAAAAGTTGACGGCTCTGCTATATCTGCCGCGTCAGTGATCGCTATGGCCGGTGACGAGGTCCTAATGTCCCCCACATCTGTGATGATGATACATAATCCCATGACCTCAGTTGACGGAGACGCCGCGGACATGAAAAAGGCTATTGAAATCCTGGAAGAAACCAAGGACAACATCATCAATGCCTACGTCAAAAAGTGTAAAAAGAGCCGCCAAGAGATCGCAGACTTGATGGATGCGGAAACCTGGATGGGAGCTAACAAGGCCGTTGAGATGGGCTTTGCGGATGGAATCCTGTTTACAGAGGAAGGGAACGAACCGTCCAACGCCGCCGTGACTGCTGTCCGGTCTATCTATAACAGCCTGGAACAGCCGGGCCGATTTGATTTTGCCGGAGCGCTTAAAGACGCCGGCGACACATCTGAACAAGACAGGGCAGCCGCCCTGCTTGCTATAGAATATGCCAAAATGTGAAAGGAGCAGAAACATGAACAAGCAGTACGAACTAAAAAACAAGCGTCAGACCATCCTTGACGCGGCGCGGGCGGCTGCAGACGCCGGCGACATGGAAACCTTTGGAGCAAAAATGAGGGAAGTGGCGGACCTTAATGGCCAGCTCGCGGCCCTCGACACACTGGAAGCGGAAGAAACCCGTTTTTCCGGAAGCGGCGGGGCGCTGACCCTGGAAAACGACAAAGGCCACAGCTACGACGACGCATTCTGGGCCGTAATCCGCAACCGCGTAAGCCCGGGCATGGTGGCGTCCGACCCCAGAACCGCGCCGTTGTTTAACGCCTTGACCGAGGGTGGAGGAACTCCAGAGGGGGCCGACGGAGGGTATCTTGTCCCTGTGGATTTTGATAACCAGATCCACGAGTTGATGCGCCAGCTGGTCAGCCTCGAGAGTGTGTTTAACTCCGAAGAGGTCACGGCGCCCACGGGGTGGCGTGCCGTAGATACCGCGCCGACGGCCGGGTTTGCCGAAGTTGCCGAGATGGGAACCATCGGCAAGGACGATCAACCGAAATTTACGCGGGTGGAGTATGCCCTGAAAAAGTATGCCCTGCGAGTGCCTGTGTCCAACGAGCTTTTGAGCGATAACACCGCTAACCTCCGTGCGTATCTCGCCAGATGGTACGCGAAAAAGGGCGTTATCACCATCAACAAGAAGTTGCTGGCGCTTCTGGACGCCCTCACCCCGTCTAATCTGACGGTGGGCAAGGAGGTCCAGGCGCTGAAGTCCGTGCTGAATAAGGACCTCGACCCCAGCATCGCGGCAAACTCCGTAATCATCACCAACCAGAGCGGGTTTGACCACCTCGATACACTGGTAGGCACGGACGGCCGTGGCCTTCTCCAGCCCGATCCCACTTCTGGGACCCCGATGATTTTTAAAGCCCATCGCGTCATTTGCATGTCGGATGCCATGCTGCCGAACCGTGTCGTTACCACCACCGGCGCCACAAAAGGCACGTACTATCCGGTTTACGTCGGAGATATGCAGTCGTTTGGCACGTTGTTCCGGAAACGCGGCCTGGAGGTCGCTGCTACCAACATCGGCGGTGACGCTTGGGCGACTGACAGCACGGAGCTGCGAGGTATCATGCGTCTCGATGCCAAAACCATGGACACGGCTGCGGCTGTCAAGAGAGAAATCTTTATTGCCGCCTCGGCTTAACGAGAAAGGATGGACGTACCATGACGGTAAACTCAATCACCGAGATTGTAGCGGATAGGCTGGGGATCGATTTATATGACGACGCAGCCGTCGCCGAATTCCAGGGCAGGGTCAATGCCGTCATGGGCGTCCTATCCAAAGCCGGATGCAACGGGTCGGACGACCAATACATCGAAGCGGTAACGGTTGGCGTTAACGATCTGCTGACGATGGAATCCAGCGGTGGCGGATTTAGTGTTGGATTTCTATTTTTTGTAAACCAGCTACGTTTTGGAGGCGGTGGGACGGATGCCGATGCTTAGTAACGTCCAGCTGCGAACATCCATCCGTATACAGCGGAGAGTATCCGGACGAAAACCCGGCGAGATAACCGGGAATATCGAATGGATCGACATCGGGAATGCATCATCGAGCGATCCGCCCAGGTATATCCGCTGCCAATGGGTTGGCGCACACGGGGACGAGACGTTTTCGGACGAGGCTTTGCAGGGCACCCATTTTGCCACAATCCGCCTGCGTTATGATGCTCGGATCACCGATACTTGCCGGGTGCTTTTGGCCGATGTCCCGTGGGATATCATAAGCATGGATGATATCCGGCAGTATCATCGGTGGATTGAGATCAAACTCAAACGGAAGGCGGCGGGATGATGCGGGATATACGGGAAATCGTACAGTCGGCGCTCGATGCAGTTTTTTATGGCGCCGTAGAAGTCACGCCGGAAGAGCTGATTGCGGATGAGATGCCGGATGAATACATCACCTATACCATTGTATCGGGTTTGTACACCGAATACGCCAATAATCGTCCAATTCGGCGGCGGGACTACGTGGATGTCAAATGGCGCGGGCTGGACATACGAAAAAAGAATTCTCGGATGGAGGAAATCGAATCCGCCATGTGTGCCGTCGACTTTGTGCCGCAGGACCTGCCGTCTGATCTGTATCGGGACGAAACATCCCGGTATTTTGGGGCGACTCAAGAATTTGCGCTGAGCCGGGAGGTGCCACATGGAGATTGACATCTCGAAACTCGCAGAAACGGTTATGAGCGACATAGAGGAAATTGCGCGGGCGGAAATGGCAAGGGTCGAAGATGTTATTGACACCATGGCGGATGAAACATGCGCGCAGATCAAGGCCGACAGCCCGGCCGGAGGGAAATATCGATCCGGATGGGCCATCCGGAAGGAAAACAAATATGGGACCAGATACAGGGTGGTATACAACCGCAAAGAACCAGAGCTGACCACGATCTTTGAGGACGGTACAGCGGATCGCCATACAAAAAGCGGGCAATTCCGTGGAAAAATTGTCGGAAAGCCGCATATCCGTCCGGCTTTTCTGCGGGTCGTCGAACGGCACAAAAAAGATTTAGGAGGATGATAGTATGTCAAACAAACAGGGCGCCGGTTTCCACGGCGTCGACGCGCTGAAATATGCGGTTCTCGGGGGCGAAACAACTACGGTCGTCCCGTCGGAATACGTTGTAGGGGTTTCGCTGTCCAGGCAGATCAACAAAACTCAGCAACACGCAAATAACCGCATGGTTTGCGAAGTGGCGTCCGACAACGGCTATACGGGCACCATTAACACCACGGCGCCGGAAACGGATTTTGAAACCGCCCTTGGCATGGTGATGAATGTGGCTGGCGGGGCCAGGGCCGTCGTAAACCGCGGGGCCACCCCGCGCGTGTCGATCTATTTTGAAACGATCGTCAACTACGAGAACGGAACCAACGAGGTCGTCAAAACCTGGCTGCTGAACGTCGGTGTGAGCGAGCCGGAGTCCATTGAGCATAACACTGACACAGACAGCGTTACGTTCGGATCTTATGCATATCCGATCACCGTCTATGGTGAAATTCTGAAAGCGGCCTCCGGAGACAACGACTACGTTGACGCCAAAGGCTTTAAACATCGCGTGTTCCGCCTAGACAGCTATCCGGGAGACGAGGGGTACGCGAATTTTGGAGCCTCTGTGCCGGAACCGAAAATGCCCACCGCGTAAGGGGGACCATTATGCAAATCAAAATCGGGAAAAAGGCATACTCCTCCAATCCTGCTATGATTACCTTGATCCGGTATTACGTCGAGTTTCGCGAGTCATTTCTCGCTGCGTATCTGAGCGGCGCCTGTGGCGCCCTGGAAGTGGCGCGCTTGGCTTGGTCGAGCATTGACGGTCCAAAGCCCGATTTTGATACGTTTCTGGTAGCCGCCGCAGAATCGAGAGGTTTTGCGGCGGGNCTGGCCTCTCCGCGCGTTGAGGGCGGAGGACAAACTAGCGCCAAAAATCCGGAGCAGACGGACGAGTTTGATATTTTGGCATTGATGATGATAGCCGGTATAGACGTTGGCTTGATCCACGTTTTGCCGGTTTTTTATATAGTGGAAATCGCCTCCCGAAAAACGGCGACTTTATCGAACTACAGGGATACACCGAAACGCCGGTTTTATTTGATGTCGGACGATGAGATACGGGAGGAATACGGGAGGCGCTGAGATGGCTACTAAAAAAAGCTACGAGGTCCGATTCGGCATTAACGATACTGAAATATCGAAGCAGCTTGCCGGCATCGATAAGTCGCTTAAAAACACCCAAGGGGAACTTAAATTATTAAAGACCAATCTGTCTGATAATTGGGATTCATCGAAATGGGCTCGCGCCCAAGAAATCGGAACCAAGGCCGTCCAGGACAGCATCCAGAAGGTGGAGCTGCTTAAAAAGCGGTTTGCTGAGATGGAGGCCGAAGGGGTCACAGAAAAAAACCAGGCGGCATTTGAGTCTTTACGCAAAGAGATTCTCGCCGCCGAGAATGCGACCGAGAGGGCAAAAAAGGAACTCCAAAAACTCAATGATATCAAGTTGGACACTATCCGGAAGCAGATTAAGCAGGTATCCGACTCGCTCACATCAATTGGAACCAAACTCTCTATAGGAGTGACTGCGCCGATCGTGGCTGCGGGAGCGGCGTCGGTTAAAATGGCCTCCGATATGGACGAGGCGATCAACAAGGTGGATGTCGCGTTTGGGGACGCGTCAAGAACCGTGCATAACTTTAGCAACACGACGCTGACCACGTATGGCATCGCTAAGTCCACCGCCCTGGATATGGCGGCGCTATATGGGGATATGGCCACATCCATGGGGTTTTCGCGGCAGGAAGCGGCGGAAATGTCTACCCAGCTTGTCGCGCTGGCTGGGGATCTGGCGTCCTTTAAAAATGTTTCTCTGGATCAAGCATCCACAGCTCTAAAAAGCATATTCACGGGCGAGACGGAAACTCTCAAAAATCTCGGCGTGGTTATGACGGACACCAATCTACAAGCGTATGCGATGGCCGAAGGGATTGATAAGACTACTGCTGAGATGGGGCAAAGCGAAAAAGTCGCATTGCGGCTGCAGTACGTCTTGGATAACACCAAAAACGCGCAGGGGGATTTTGCAAGGACATCGGATAGTACTGCGAATCAACTGAGGATACTATCCGAGTCGCTGAAAGAGCTGGCCGCCATAGCGGGGCAAGAATTGATCCCGATGGTGCTGCCAATTATTAAACAACTCAACCAGATCATCCAAAAGGTGGGCCAGCTTGACGACGGAACCAAAGATATGATTATGAAGCTGGCTATTTTTGCCGCAGCTTTTGGCCCATTACTGACGGTATCGGGGAAAATGGCTGGCGTCGTTAGTACGTTGGTTGGCGCATACAAAGCGCTTAAAACCGCGCAGGCCGGTGCTGCGGCCGGTCAAACCGCCCTCAATGTCGCCATGTCGGCCAATCCGGCCGGGGCTGTGGCTGCGGCTATAGGCGTCCTGGTTGCGGCGCTTGGCTCTCTCGCAATCACGTCGTCACTGACGGGTAATGCAGCGGAAAGCCTGAGCAAAAAAATCGATGGTATCTCTGACAGTTACAAATCCGCAGCGCAGGCGGCGGATAAAGAAGCCCTCAGCCAGGAAAGCGAGTTAAAACTCGTTGAAAAACTACTCCCAAAATACGAGGAGCTTAATAACAAAACGGATAAAACAACGCAGGAAAAAGCGGAGCTCAAACGAGCCGTTGATGATATCAACAGTGTTTTGCCGGACAGTATCACTCTCCTCGATCAGGAAAAGGGCATATACGAGGGTATGCCTGATGCCATCCAGAACACGATTGATAAACGCCGGGAAGAAATCAAAGTCTTGCAGGAACGATCGGTGGCTCTCGCGGCGATGGAAGCGCAGTCAAAACTATTGGCGGAGAGCGGATACTCGACCATTGATGATGCCAAAGCGGCTTTATCCGAGGCCGAAGCGGCTAAAGATATATTTATAGGTGGGTCCTGGATAAGTCAGGCGTTGTGGGACTCCTTTGGAATCGACACGACGGAATTAAAGCTCAACCAGCGTTACAAAGAACAGCGGTCCGAGATATCCAAATTGGTCAAGGACTATGAAAAGTATCAAAATGTTATCAACTCCTACGTGAATAAAGGCGGATCGCTAACCACATATGAGGGATCCAATGTTAATGGGTCTGCGGTAAAAACCTCTGGTGAAAAGGCGCTAGAAGCTTACAAATCCTATCGCGCAGCGTTGGACCATCAGCTGGCGATGGATGAGATCACCACCGAGCAATATTACGCAACCCTCGAAAATTACGATAGGCAATATCTGGCAGGCTACTCCGAAAACCTTGCCGAGCATCGCAAAGTGCTGGAAGAGCTGCACAAGTACAAAAAGTCTGTCCAGTCCGACGAGGTCAAACGCCTCGAAGAACTGGCAGAGGCCGAAAAAAAGGCCCGTGAGGAATCTTTGAAAAACGCCGAAGACTTTACCAACAAAGTGGTGTCTTTGGCGGAAAAAGAGGCCAACGCTAAAATCGCCGCGATCGATGCGGAGCTTGCGGCGCGGGATAAGCTAAAAGCAGCACAAGAGTCCGCTCTAAAACTGCAGCAGGCACAAGCGCAGCTCGCTTTTACCACCGACGAGGACAGTAGGGAATCGCTAAAAAAGGAAATCGCCAGGTTAAAAGAAAACATTGCCGAGCAGCAATACCAAAGTGACGCGGAAGCTCAAAAAGCGGCGATCCAGGCCCAGCTAAACCAGCTGAAAAGTAATGCGGATGCCGCTGTATCCAACATGAGGGCCACGATTACGCCCGAGTCGGTCAATCCGTATATTACCCAACTGATGCCCAATTTGACCGTCAACGCGCAGGGCCTATCCGTCGCCCAGGCACAAATGCTGATACAACAGGCCCTTAAAAAAGCGCTGTACGAATAGGTGGTGAGAGTATGTGGAGGTCGTTACGGTGGGAATGCGCGGGTGAAACCATTGTTTTCGGGGAAGAACCGACATCCCCCGTTTTTATGGATTTGTCGTCGTTTTATCCGTATCTTGTATCGGGCGTGTTTGACCGGCGGAGCGGGTATGGGATAGACGGTACGCAGACGTATAACGCGGCGTTGTCATCTTTGCGGGTGCCCATCGAGGCAAGGGTATTGGTATACAACCAATCGAGTCGAAAGTATCCTGTTGAGTATCTGACGGACGAGTACACAGCCAAACTGTGTAGGGTGTTTGACCCTCGCAGGCAAGGGCGCTTGATATACGAGACCAATACGGGGAGCTATTTTATATCGGGGCACCCGGAATCACTCCCGGCGTTTGAAAACGAGGCCCCGGCCGTCCTGAAATTTGCCGTCGACGTTGTGTCGGATTATCCATACTGGCAAAGCACGGATCAAATCGTTATGGATATCGGCACGACCGAAGCGCTGCTATCCCTCCCGGGAGAGATAACAGACGGCATGGAGTCCGGCGAAATCATCACGTATCAGTCCGATGTCCCCAATAATACTTCGTATAGCATATATCCGATCATCCGATTTTGGCCGTGCAACTCCATTCCGCTGCTCACAAACACAGACACCGGAAAATCCGTCTCGCTTAATCGGACCGTCCCGGAAGGGTATTACGTGGATGTCGATACGGCCCCGGAACGCAATACGGTCACGGCGTACCGCCTTAATGAGGCAACCGGGGAATACGAGGCCGCCGGGGACCGTTC